AGTTGGTCTTGTTTCTGTAGTTAAAGTAATAGATCCACCAAGGGCCACTGCTTGACCATTGATTGTAATTTGTCCAGAACCTGTAAGTGCAGTGTTTGCAATGTTCTGTGTACCAGTTAATGTTGCACCACTAGGAACAGTTATAGTATCACCACTATCTCCTAGCTGTACACCAGTTCCTGATCTTGGACTTATTTTATTTACTTTTACTTCACTCATTATCTTGCCGTTGTTGGTACATTATTTGTTCCTACCATTGGAGTTTCCGCAAACGCCATATAGATGTAATTAGTTCCATTTGAGTTTACTGCACCATTTGTTGATCTTAATTTAAATCCTGTTGAAACAAAATCCAAAGGGGTTTCACCTGTTCCTTCTGAAGCTTGAGCACTAGGATAAAGAGGATGATTTTTTGGATTGTAACCAAGTCTTTTATTATCAATAATTCTCCAATTTTGTGCAGTTGATGCAGAACTTTTTTTAATTAAAACAAGTGCAGGTTTAAAACCAGTATAAACAAATATGCCATTAGCATCTTCATTTCCTGTATAACTTCCAAAACTAGAATATCCATTAATCTCTGCAAAACAATATGCAATGTAAGTTCCACTGCTAACATTTGCATCAACTCCTCCACCACCTAAATTAATAACTGAACTAGTATGAGTAGTGCTATTCCAATTTCCAGAATTATATGAAGCCTGATTACTATTTAATAATATACCAGTAGCATTGCCAAGAGAGGTATGATAACATGGCCATGAAGCAGTTGCACTTAATCTTTTAATTATAATAAATTTTGGCACTGCACCTAAACCATGACCTATAGTGGCCGCACTACCAGTTCCCGTATAGGATATTATTGAGAAACCTGCTGTTGTATTAGCTTGAACTGTTGTAGTTATACTACCGTCTGAGTTAGAGGAAGTTGTGCCTCCATTTGCTTTCCAATTCCATGCTGCAAAGGTGCTACCATTACCATTTACATAGCCACCAGTTTTTAAAGTAAATCCATCACTATCAAAACTAGCAAGATTAGAACTATCAGTCCCTTCTGCATTGGTTTGATTCGGTCTTATAACTTTAGTAACTCCTCTTGTAGAATCAAAAACCATATGATCATAAGATCCAGAACTTCTTGATTTAATCCAAAGCCAATCAGGTTTAAAACCTACACCTGTTTGTGCAGTATTATCTGCACCATTACCTGTATACAATATAGTGTTAACGTGTAAATTTGGTTTATTTATTTGTGCCATTAACTATACTCCTCTGCATTAATTGATTTAGTACAAACCGCTCGATAGCCCGCTGGGACATCATATTCAAAAATTCCTATTCCATCATCTGGATTTTGTGCTGAAGTTACAGCAGTTGTTCCAAAAAATCCATTTCCAAAGTTTACATTCATTGCCATATCTCCCGTTCCAGTCTGATCTGCAAACATAGGAAATATAGTAGATCCAGTTAAATTTTGTTGTGTACCCATTTTTGTTGTCAAATCATTAGTTGCAGTTCCATTTTCTATTTCTGTTTGTGTAGCAGAATTCATCCAAGTTCCATTTTTTCCAAGCCAAGCTAATTTATTATCCATATCTAATGCAACCATGATAATGTCGTTGGTAGTCCAAGAACTGCCATAAGCAGTGTTAGTTCCATCATAATATACATTACCATTATTACCATAGACACTAAAAGCTCTTGATGGATTGTTAGAACCAAAAAAATCAGTAAATGCACTTACGCCTGGTTTAGCAAAACCAATCATAGCTCTATCAGTTCCTACTTTGCACTCCCAATACCATTTACCTTTTGTAAATCCATGTGTTGCCAATAATAGAGCTTTATCCCCATCAGTTGGTCCTGTTGTCATTGTTGAATTAACATTTGTTAATGTTGCTGTATTAGCAAATCTGTTTCTAAATAAAAAATTTATATTAGCAAAGACATTACTAGGTGTGTCTTTCGTTTGTATTATTGTTCCATTTGTTGTTAAATTATTTGAGTTACCTGAAGAATCTAATCCCATATTTGCAGAATTATCCATTTTTAAAAAGAATCCGTTTGTGCCATAACTAACTGTTGGTGAAGTTTTTGGTTTCCAAATTCCAGTTGTGGCATCAGTTTCTCCAAAAGATGACGCTTGATACGCGTAACCATCGCAAGCATGAACATGAGTTAAAGAACCATTAATTTTATTTGATATTGTTGTATTGCCTGTAAAAGTAAAAGCACCTACAAGTTGTTGATTATTTGAATGATTGTTAAAAAAACTAATTGTATCATTTTGAGCAAAGTTTGTATTTGAGCCACTAACAAAAGCTGTTTCTCTTTCTCCATTAATATATATTTTACACCTGTCTTCTGCTGTTGCTAATGTTGTATCTATAGTTATGACTATATGATACCAAGCAGTTACATCTCTTAAAGCACGCTCAGTTCTTTTATTACATGATGTGCCTCCTGATGAATCAAAAACACCAATTTGTAATCCTGAACCATTACTATCTTTTTGTAAAAGAATTTGCACTAAATGTTCGTCATTTGTAGAAGATGCTCTCATACCAAAAAGACCATGATAAATGTTAGTACTTACTTCACATCTTCTTAACCAACAGCTAAAAGTTGCTTTAGTAGTAGTAGATCCACTTGATATAGTTCTTCCTAAATATGCACTTCCATTAGCCATTAACAGAATCCTCCAGCATTGTTAATACCAACTTCTGCTGTAATTGACAACGCTTGTGTTGTAACTTGTGACTGAGCATCAGTTGCTTTTAATGTAAAATTATATGTGGTTTCACTACCAGCAGCAGGTAAAGTTCCTGATAAAACTGCTCTATATGTTGTTCCACTTACGTTTGATGTAGATCCTAAACTTATACCTGATGGCAAAGAAGATCCAGTATTTACAGCTATTGTTACAGCACTATCGGCAGTAACATCTACATTTGCTGAATAAGATACGTTTGCTTCTCCGTTTGCTAAACTTGTTGTTACGAATACAGGGCCATCTGATACAACTAAATCTGATGAACTTCTAGCTGCATTACCATCTGGGTTTGTAACTAAAATTCTAACGTTTTGTCCATTTGTTAAACCAGCTGTGCCAGTTGTAAAACTTATTGTAGTTGCGCTTGTAAATGTAACTGATGTTGCAGATTGAAAAGCACCATTTGCTCTTTGTAATTCTACTTTTGGTATTGATGCAAAATTTTGTCCTGTAATAGTTATAGTTCCTCCAACATCTGCATCAATAACTGTTGGTGTAAAACTAGATATAACAGGTTGTGTTTCAGTTGGTATCGTAGCTGATCCACCTAACGAAACAGATACACCATTAATTGTAATTTGACCATTTGCTAAAGCAGAATTTGGTATAACACTATTTTGAAATGTTAAACTATCTCCCGCTTCACCAATCGCTAAATTAGTTCCTGATTGTGGTGCAATAGTATCTACTTCTATTTTACTCATTATATAATTACCAAATTACCTGTTACCGTTACGGTTCCTGATACGTTTACGGGACCTGCTAAAACTCCTGAATCTATTGTTTGTGAATCAGATATTGTTGAAGAATGTGTGTTAATATAAGTTGTGGCTGTCATACCTGCAGACGGAGCACGTTTAGCAGGATAAGTACAAAATACAGTTTTAGTTCCAGCACTAAAATCAACTTTGTTATCTGAGTTTGAAGAGGAGATAACGGTATCTCTTGAAAGTGTATCAGTAGCTGCATCAGTTACTGTTCCAATACCGACTTCAAATTCAGCAGTTCCATCGAGTGCTATCGCATAAAACGTACTATTAGCATTACCGATACCTGTAACAAAAGTTTCGAAACCTACTTCAGTTCCTGTTAAACTAAATGTTCCTGTACCTGTAGTTGTACTAGTCTGTTTTACTCTGTCGTTTACTACAAAAGCCATTTATTTAATCCTTAATATTAAGCGTCGCCTAGTCTAATAATAGCGTTTGATGCATCAGCAGTAGGAAACTGAATAATAAAGTCTCCGTTTGTTGCTGTCTTATTTCCACCAAAATCTAATACCAAAACTAATTCGTTTCCGCCTCCAGTTGATTTATATATAGCAGCTCCTGCAGCAGTTAAAGTTACAGATGGAAAAGTTAAATCTTGAAAATCAACAAATGCAGTTGTTGTTCCTGCGATTCCGTTGTTTGTTAAATTGTTTCCACCCGCTGTGTAAGAAGTTCCTGAAGAACTTACTTCACCATTTCCTGTTCCTGCTAAGTACACCGTTGAAGCTGTACTATAAGAACCGATACTAGTATATAAAGCACACTTGAAAGTATTTCCTCCATTACCAGAAGTGTCAAAATTAAAAGTTCCTTTTAACAAACCTGACTTAAAAGAATTAGGTACTATATTTGCCATACGTTATATCTCCTTGTTTATGGTGATGGTGATTGTATAGGAGTTCGAATAGTACCATCTTGCCATTCGTCTCGGCGTCTTCTACCTTGTTGTTCGATAGAGTACGTTGCTAAAGCTCTCTTATAAGATGCTTCATAGTATTGTAACATATCTGCTGGACCTTTCAAGTATCCATACGCCTCTGCAAGAGTAGCGTATAGTAATAGGTCCTGATATTTATTTGATAAATATGTTGTTGTTGAATCTGATGTAGTTATCGTAGATGGCTGTTTGATATAAGCTAGTGTTATTTCAAATGCTGCGTTTGGAGTTGGAGCAACCACCCAAAAATTAGCATCCCAGTTAGCATAATATTTAGGAATACCCTGACCTGCACTAGGAGTATTATAAAATTCAGCCATATAAGAAGTATCTTTTTTTTCCAAAAATACTTGTTTGTTATTCGAGTCTTTTAATTGAACATATCTAATAATTCTTAAATCAGATGGTATAGTTACATATCTATTTCCAACTGATAATGTAGATGTAGCATAAAATCTATTATCATCAGAATCTGATTCTCTGTATATTCTATTCTCTGCATTTTTAGCCATAGTAGTTAATATGGCATCAGTTAAAACTGTGCTATCAACTTCTGTATAATCTCTAACATCTGTTTTTAAATTTAAAAAAGTATAAGCCATTATTTACGTATCTCCCTACAATCATCACAACTTTTTCTATAGTAATTGTGTTTGTCACAAGGCCAATCTTTAATTGGAGTTTCTGGTTCTGGAACAACAGTATAATATTCTATGTGTTCATCCATCTCTCTTTTTGGCGTAAACAAATATTTAATTTTATTTATAATATATTTTATCATGCTGTTAATGTTACGGGTCCTGCTGTAACCGTATTTCCTCCTGCATCTTCTGTTACCGTCCAACCTCCAGGTGCTGCAGATGCTACAGCAAAACTATAGTTATCTGTATCTACAACATTTATACTAAATCCATTTGAATTTTCAAACACTGAAAAATCAAAACCGCCGCCAGATCCTTGAA